CGCGTCGTAGGCCTGATCGGTGTAAATCCCCAGCGGCACCCGCACCTCGGGGCTACTGGCCGTCAGAATCAGATTGGCGCTGACGAGGGAGTTCTGATTGCTGGGCCGCTCGGTGTTGAAGTCCCCGCCGATGCCGATGGTGTAGGGGTTCGTCGGTCCGCCCTGTCCCGCCACCAGCAGGAACCGCTCCCGGCCAATGACCGGAATGGCCGAGTTCTGCTGCGACCACTCACTGAGCAGGTCGTTCAGCTGACGGCGGGCAAACTCGCCATCGGGAGCCGGGATACTCTCCCCGGGGAGGAAGCAGTTCAGATACCCGAAGGCATCTCCGACAATCTCGCCACCCGTGATCGCTGGCATGACTCCGCCGCCTCCATCGGGTTAGACCGTCGGCATCGCAGCCGGAGGCGCCACCGGCTTCTTCTTGTGGCTTGTCGCCTTCGGCTTCGCGGGAATCTCCCCCAGATGCCGCGAGGAGGCCTGCTCCGCCGCGTCCACCTCAGCCCGGGCCGCCGCACTCAGGCCCCGGTCATCGTGGTTCCGGTGCGCCGCCGCCACCGCGAGATCCTGCTGGCGGGCGTCGTAGGCCTCAGCCGCCCGCGCCGGGCCGCCACTCACGAAGCCCTGTCCTTCCGCCAGCCGCGCCTCCACGTCGCTGGTGACCACCTTCGTGGTAAAGGTCCACGGATTCTTCCCCGTCACGAGATACAGCATCTCGGGATAGGGCTGCGGGCTGGAGGGCCGCATCCCCACCACGCTGCTATCGGAGGGATGCCGCTCGTGCGCCATATGCTCCCACCTCCAGAGTTCACGACCGTGCGGGGAATCCGGTGAAATCAACAGTGCCATACACGCCTTTCAAAAAACGGGGTGAGCCGTTTCCCCCCGGAGCCAACTCACCCCACCCGCGAGAGACTTAGGTGATCGGCGCGACCACCGAGGCCATCACGTTCCACAGGCCGTTCTGCGCCATCATCGTGATGCCTGATCCGGCGAACGCCGCGAACGTGATCGTGCCGTGCGGCCCGCCCGTCACGGCGTCATTCAGCAGCGCGGTGGCGGTGATGACGTGCGCCGCCGCGGTCAACGACGTGAACGTGACGACCAAGCCATCCTGATCCTTCCCCGGTGCCACCAGCGTGATCGCCGCGGCGGTGGCTTTGGTGATGGCGAACAGTTGGGGCTGGTTGCCCCAGCTATGCACCTCCGCCACGGTGAAGATGCGATTCTCCCCAATGGTGGTCATGCTCGGGAGATTCGCAGGCAGGACCGTCAGGTTCCCCGGGGCGCTATCCGGGAAGTCACTCCCACTCGATGACACCGTGACCTTCGCCAACAGGTCGTGGGCCGCCGCCGCGGTGCCGTTGAAGCCGCGCTGGGCGATCTTGATCGTGTTCGTCACCGGCTGACTGATCGCCAGCAGATATTCTTTGTCGATGCGGACCAGCCAGCCCGGATTGGCGATGACGCCCGCCCCGGGAAAGCCTGCGCCCGCCGCCACCGACATCTGCGTGTCGTTGATGCCCAGATCGGCGGTGAGATTCGTCTGTGTGATCGCCATTAGGCACCCCCCCATGCTCTGACCGCGAAGTACGGAAGAATCGCCGCGACTCCCCCAATCGTGTCAATGCGACTGGCAGACTGATCCGTCTGCACGTTCCACTGCTTCGCCCACCGCATCTTCACGCGGGTCTCTTTGTCCGAGGTGTAGCCGCTCTCGGCCCCCGCCAGATCCCGGTCCAGATCCACCATCACAAAGGCAAAGGCGCTGGGATGGAACACGAGATTCTGCCGCGAGGCGGTCGCCGCCATCGTCGCGCCGACCGTCCCCGTGGCCCCCAGCACGCTGATGGCCGCGCTGGCCGCAGGCGCGTTGGTGACGTTCTGCAGCGCCCCCGAGGTGATGATCGGCGGCTGGAAGGTCAGCGTCAGCGCACCCGTGCCACTGACATCGGCGGTGAGGACGAACTGGGCCAACCGCCCCATGTTCAGGTCCTGCTCCAGCGGATTCGTGCTGAACACGCCGTCGATGGTGAACACGTCCCCGGCCTTCAGCGCCGTGACGCCCCAGCCGCTGGTGGTCAGCGTGCTGCCGGTCTGCCCGGCCGTGGTGACAATGGGCGTGGAGGCCGCGAAGCTGCCCGTGGTGTGCATCGGCAGCAGCGGGTCGAAATACCATTCCCGCATCCCGAGGCTGGCGCCGCTGATCTTGCCCGACTTGAACATCTCCCCGATGTACTGGGTCGGGTTGAAGATGGTCACGTTGGCGCTGGTGGTCGTGGCTTGCTGGGCGGGCGAGATACAGGCCATGTACTCATCCGGCACGGCTTGCTCTTGCAGCAGCGCCGCGGCGGTCTGCCACACCAGATTGGTGGCGATGTTCACGCCGGGGGTCCCGACGCTGAAGTAGACCGACTTGTAGACTTCCGAGCCCGCCACGCGGTCCCACTTCGCCGCCAGCCGCTGGCCCGCAGGCCGCGTATAGCGGTTCTGCACTTCCTCGACTTCGAGCGTGGCCTGCGAACTGGACCAGCCCATGCCGACGTTGAACTGGTGGTTGACGGTGATGGGCACCGTCTGATTGAAGATGTTCTGTTGCTGGAGGGCTTGGCCCTCGGTCGCCAGCCAGCGCTGTTCAATGCGGACCTGCACGGTGTCGCCAATCTTGGCCCCACCGGGCTTGTTCATGAAGCTGTCATCCCACTGCCGGTCGAACCGGCCGATCAGCTTCGTGCTATCGAGGAAACCCGTAGCGGTATCGGTTGTGACCCAGTTTGGAGTTATGAAGGTATTCGCCAATGTCGTTGACTCCTAAGCACTTACGGCCACGATATGGGGCCGTTTGAGTGCCGCGAGTTCCGCATGAATCCGTGCCCGTTCCTGCTTGGTGGCGGCCGTCGTTTTGGCAGTGCTGTAGCTCGTTCGCACCATCGCATTGCGTGTGGCCCTGTAGGCCACAAACAATTCCGCTTGCCGCTTCTTGCAGATCAGGTAGGGAATGAGGCGAGGGATGATCTGATCCAGATCACGGGACGCCGCCACCCAGCGCCATACCGGCTGGTGTTTGGGGTTGGCGCGCCGTTCTAGTGTCAGGGACCCGCCAAACCGTTGCTGTATCCACTGCATCAATTGCGGGTCGGTGTTCCCCACCTGCAACTGGAGGCCGTAGATGCCCGTCGTGCCGCGCCGATGCACCGCGAAACAGCCTTCGCCGTCCACGATGCCTGCGAAGTAGGCGAGTTCAGCTTCTGACCAGACACGATCCATGCTGCGAAACTCAGGGCTAAATGCAGAGGCCCGGAAGGTCCACGAGACGGAGGCTATCAGTAGGGCCGCTTGAAGGCTTTCGCGTGGCTCATCACTGACAGGGTGCCGTCGGTCGGGGGACCGGCCGTGCCTGTGCGCTGAGCCTCGGTCCGCACCGGATTAGGCGGCTTGGGAGGCGCGACAACTAAGCGAGGTCCTGCGACCGATCCGGTGGTTCCGGCCTGCGAGGACTGGGGCGATGCCTCGAACCGTTGCGCGAGCAACGCAAGCTGTTTCACCTGCCGAAACAGCGGCATTCTGACGAGGGCATCACGTTCGTCGGGATGCGTTTGCAGATAATACAACACGTCGCCGCCGTTGTCATCCTCCCGGATGAAGGCATCAATCGCCACGCCGTGCGGCAGCGGGTTCCCCTGCGGGTCCAGCCACGGGACCGGCGCCAGCATCGCCACTTCGTGGAAATCGGGATACTTCTGGGCCGCCGCCGTCATGCGCCCGCCCCATGCCGACAGTTCCCGCTGCTGGGCGTCGATCTGCCGCGCCTGCTGCCGGACCTGCGCTTCCTGCTCCCGCCACTCAAACTGGGCTTTCCGGCCTTCCCACTTCGCCACCGCCCGCAGATACTTCGCGTAGTCGTTGGCAAAGGCGGGATCGTCCTCGGCGGGTTCCGGCTCCCGGAAGCCACCGGCCTGCTGGGTGGCGGCCTGTGTCTGCTCCACCTTCGCTTCGGCACGGGCAATCTGCGCGGGCGGGGCCTGCTGGCTGCGGAGGCGCTGCAGTTCGGTCTCGGCGGCCTGTGCCCGTTCCTCGGCGGCTTTGGCGCGGCCGGTCAGCTGCTGAATGCGCGGGGCGTCCTCGGGGGTCGCCCGCTGACTCTGTGCCCGGTGCCGAATCTTCCCGTCCGCAAACTTCCCCGTCTCCTTCTCGCGCCGCTGTTCGGCGGAGTGATGGCGCCGCTCCTCGGCCTCGGCGGGCGTTTCGTCGGCCCGGGTCGGGCTGTAGGCCTGCGCGTGGTCGGTGACCGACAGTTCAGGCTCCGGGGTCGCCGGAGTCTCGGGGGCGGCGGCTGGGGCTCCACCGGGTTGTTCAGCGTCCATGTGCGCGTGCTACTCCTTCCGTCTCCACGAGCCGCTGCGAGAGACCCCGAATGGCCTCCCGCAGCGCCTCCTCAATCGTGCGGGCTGACACGTTCAGCGTCAGCCCGACCTCGGCCGGAGTCTGACCGGCAAGAAATCGGCGCACCGCCTGCGCCTTCCCCTCATCGGTCAGCATCCGGTGGTCCGGCATCGGCTTAGACCGGGGTGCCGACGGGCGGCGGGGTCGTGGGCAGGCTGTTGTCCGGCACCAGAATCAGCCCGTGACACGCCAGCCACTTCACCACAAACTTCCGGCCGGGGACAATCGGCTGCGTCGAGGGCAGTCCTCCGCCCGGCAGGTCATTCGACGGCACCGTGGGATCGAACGGATAGACCGGCAGCGTGGTGATATGCCCGCCGCCCGGCAACCCCTGCGAGGGATACGCCGGACTGCCCGGCAAGCCCTGCGAGGGATAGACCGGTGGCAGCGCAATGGGATTCGTCGGCGCTTCCCCGGCATCAAAGAACGTGATCATCGCCATCTTGGAATACATCGGTTATCTCCTCACGCGGCGGCGGAGTCTCGTCGCCACACAGACCAGTCCCGTGCCCATCAGCAGCAAGCTGGCAGGCTCAGGCACCGGAGGGGTCGTGCTGAAGGTGCCCGTGGCGTCCGCCGTGGCCGACGCAATCGTGCCCCCCGTGATCGCCAGTCCACCCAGCCAGTCCGAGAACGACAGCGCGAAGCCCTGCGGAATCCCAAACAGCGCGGGATTCAGCACATCCGACGTGCCGGAGAAGCTGTCCGGGGGCTCGGAGGCATTGAGGGTCGGGCTGGACCCGCCAGCGCTGCCTGCCACCTCATCGCCAAAGTTCACGGTCAGCAGGTTCAGGGACGACAGGCTGGTGAAGGAGACCATCCCCGCAAACTCCTGCGTGATGACCCCCGCACTGTTCACCGCCGCGCCCGTGCTGGTGGCGGAGAAGTTCAGCTTATAGAGGCCATTGGTCAGCCCCAAGCAGCCGGGGACGAGACAGAAGGACTGATCGAACACGACGTTCACGTCCAGATCGGTGGCCGAAATCGTGGTGCTGCCTCCACCCGCCGTGATGGTCCACGGATTGGTGAAGGTCGTCTGATTGAACTGCAGAATCGTGGAGGCTGAGGCCGGACTGACCACGAACAGCAGGAGGGGAAGTAGCACAAGCCATCGTCGCATGAGGGAGTCTCCTTTACGGGTTACGGTGCGGGGGTTGGGGATTCCACGGGTTCGGGCGCCTCGCCCACGGGTTCGGTGGTCTCTGCCGCTTCGGGGGGCGCGGGGGTCTGCGCCAGCTGTTGGTCGGCGGCCTGCTGGGACTGCGAGAGGTTCAGGGCGTGCTGCCGCTCCAACATCGCCTGCTGCTGCTCGTGGGCGTGCTCCAGTCCGAGGGCCATCGCCTCATCCTCGGAGGCCTTATCCGCCAGCACGCCTTTGCCCAGCAGATTGATCTTCGCCACGGCGATGGCGGTCGCATCCTTCATGCGCTGGAGTTCCAGATCGCGGGTCATTTCCATCTGCTTGCGCTCGCCTTCGCCCTGCTGCCGCACGGTCTCGGTTTGCACGGTCGCTTGATGCTCCAGCACTTTGCCTTCCGCCACGGTGTGCAGTTCCCGCATCGCCGCTTCGGCGTGCTGAATCTGCTGCTCCAGCTGGGCAATCTTCGCCGCACTGACGGGATCGAAGTTCTGCCCCTGCTCCTCGGCCTCCAAAAACTTCTGCACGGGCGGCGCGAGCATGACCCGCTGCCGCTTCGCCAGCTGCTTGGCCTCGGGAATGTCCATGTTCTTGTAGAACAGATCGCCGCCGACCGCCATCTGCATCGGGTCGGCCCCGAGAATATCCCCAAACATCCGCACAAACTGGTCGCGCCGATTCGTGACCGACTTGCTGACCTTCACCAGCACGTTGAAGTGGGCGTCCTTCGTCAGCTTCGCCCGCTTCACCGCCTGCACCTGCGGAGAGACCGGGGGCGGCCCCAGCGGTCCCGGTGGCATCCCCATCGGTCCCGGTGGCAGTCCCGGCCGCCCCGCAGGTCCCGGCATCCCCATCGGCGGCGGTCCCGGGACGGGTCCCGGTCCCGATAATCCCGATAATCCCGACGGAAATCCCGATAATCCCGACGGAAATCCCGATACTCCCGGTCCCGGTCCCGGCATCCCCTGCGGTCCCATCCCCTGCGGCGGCTGGGCGCTGTCCACCCGCATCAGTTCGCCCTCGCCCTCGCCCGTCAGCACCCGCACCAGCCGACCCGGCTTCGCGCCATAGATGGGATAGAGCAGCCCGTTCAGAATCTGCCCCTCATAGCGAATCGACCGGATCAGGTTGTCCATGTAGTTCGACGTGCCCATCCGGGACTCTTGAATCAGATACTGCGCGTGCCGGGCACTCTTGACGCTGGGATCGGTCTGCCCCAGCGCCGGGTCACTCACGTTGGTGGTGTCCTTCACCGCCTGATCAAACAAGCCGATGCTCTGCGCCACCCCGGCATTCAGGTCACTCACCGGAGGCCGCATCGGGGGCCGCAGTTCCCGGCCCTCATCGTCATAGGTCCGATACTTCAGGCTCCCGAAGGTGCGGACGTTCATCAGTTCGTAGTCGGTCTCAAAGCCCTCAATCGCCACCGGGTCCACCATCAGCGGCGGAATGGGCGTCAGGCCCACCATCTCCACCTGCTTGCTGACCATGTAGTTGAGGCCCATCTGGGACGACCGCGCCTGCCGCACCATCCCCTCGGCCCGCCGCTGCTCGTCGTAGGGGAGAATCTCCTCCCCGAGCACTTTGATGATGGGCATGTCCGACCCCAGCCAGTCGGTCTCGTCCACCTTCGCCGTGCCGCCCACGATCTTGCACCACTTGATCTGCTTCTCCACCACGGTGCGGCGGCTGACGGCCTCCACGTCCTCGGGCACGTCCTCCGCCCAGACACTGCGGCCATCGGGCAGCAGCGCGAGACTGCGCGGCGTCCGGTCGGTGTACCAGTAATCGGTCACCCGCACGGCCACCTGCTGGATGGTGCTCGTCTTGCCGTCGTGGTCCTGCAGCGTATAGGACTGCCGATACCAGTCGGGATACTCCTCCGCCATGCTGATAAAGTCATCCTCGCCATACTGCCCGAAGGGCGAGGGCTTTCCGTTCGCCAGCGTCGGATACTCGGCGGCAATGCGGTCCCACGGCACCCACGTCCCGATAAAGCCCCAGTCAGCATCGGACCCGTCGGGCTGCTCGTGGCTGGGGTCCAGCACGACCCCGGCTTGGTTGTAGATCCGGTGGATATAGATTTCCTGATCCCACGTCTGCCCCGGCAGATACCGGGTCATCACGAGGTAGTACCCGCGGCCCGCAATCACCGCCCGCTTGAAGGCCCACGACCGGGCATCCGCGGCTTGGGACTCCCGCTGAATGCGCCGCACCAGCCCTTCGCGTAACGTGATTTCCGTGTCATCCGGCGTGATGCCGAGGTCGCCAAAATCATCGGCGGGCACAATCTCAATCCCGATGTCAGACTCCCGCTCCTGATTCAGCACCTGCTGGACGCTGCGCCGCACTTTGTTGATGACCAGCGTGGGACGGGCGGGGATGGCCGGTTGCCCGCTGCCGGGCTGCTGCCCCGCCCGCGCCCGCTTCACGTCCACGGGCCACTGGTCCCCATCCTCAAACCCGATGTCCTCCTGCTCCCGCAGCGACTGCGGCTGCTCGGCCTCGTTGCCCAGCTTGAACCGCTCGCGGGCGGTCTTGAGGAAGTCATCGGCATCCAGCGCGTAGCGCGGCATTCAGTGGATCCCTTTGGCGGGAGAGACAGACTGCGGGTGTCGTTTCAGCGCGGCCATCCGCAGCGACTCGGCGTGAATCTCTTCAAGCATGTAGCGGAGATTGGTGAAGGCTTCCACCTGCACGTCGGGCACGGCTTTCCGAAAGGTCTCAGAAAACTGACGCAGTTCCACGCCGCCCGTCGCCGGGTCAAAATAGAAGCGCACCATCAATCGCATGACTCAGGGCTCGGGGATGCCATCAGGTGACGTGATCCCACGCCGCGCTCCTTCTCCCAGCCAAAACGACTGGCTAATGCCTGCGCGTGCTCACGTTCGCGCTGCGTCAGGGGCTCGCGTGATGCCACGATGGAGCCAATCGCGATGAGACGAGCGGTATCGGAGGGCAGTTGATCGGTACGAAGCGCCTCGCTGATCAACGCCCACCGCGCCTCATCATGATCGAGGGTCATACACCACCATCCTCACTGCGCCACGCGACCGCCCGGTATCGGTTATACTGAAGGCACTTTCGGGGTTCTCTCGGTACGTCCGGGAATCAAGCGGCTCAGTGTTCGAAGCACCGAGCCGTTTGATCTGTACCCGTGTGGGATACGTGTCCAGATCGACCCAGCGAATGATCGGGAGTAGAACCGCATTCATCAGGCGCATAACTCAGGCCTCGGGGACGCCATCAGGGGGCTTGATTTCCAGCGCCGCGCGGGCCAGCCGCAGGGCTTTGCGTTCGTTGCGCAGCTTCGCCAGTTCCTCGGGCGTCAGCGGGAGCGTATCCGCCTCCACCGTCAGCCGCAGGTCGGTCTCCTGCACCACCAGCGACCGCAGGCAGTTGGGGCAAATCTCAATCCTCACAACGTGGCGTCCGCATCCGTGACATCGTCCCCTTCATCGGCATCCGGCTCCTCGGATTCGGCATCATCCGCATCCGCGGCCTCCTCCTCCTCGATGCTCATCGCGTCCGCCGCCTCCTGATCCTCGGGCAGCAGATCCAGATCGGGCTCCGTCATCACCGGCCTCCCTTCGCCGCGTCGTAGCGTTTCGCGTACGCATTCCCACCGCCCGCCCGCCGCTGCACATCCAGCGCGATGGCGATGGCTTGCTTCCGCGGCCGTCCCGCGGCTTCCTCTCGCGCAATGTTCTTCCCGACCGCGGCCTTACTCGGGCTTTTGATCAACGGCATTGGTCCTCCTCGGCGGCGCCTCATACAGCTTCGCCCGCTGCGCCCACTCCCCACACCAGTCCGTGGCCCCGGTCCCCGGCCAGTCGCCGTCCCGGTTCGCCTCGGTAATCTGGGGCGGCAGCCGGTGGCACTCGCCCACCAGCGCCGTCCCGTCCACGACCGCCCAGAAGGCGCACGTCGCACAGCGGCGCAGCTGGGCCATCAGGCCTTCTGCCGCCGCCGATGATGAAAACTCTGCTGCCGCGCCGCCGCCTTCGCCTGCCGGTCCTGATCGGTGCGCAGCGTCTCCACGTAGCCCGACTGCTGATCCAGCACTTGCTGCCGATACCGCACGCCCGCGGTCGCCGCGTCCCGGTGCAGGCTGCAGCGGCCCATCGTCCCCATCCGATACAGCGCAGACTTGCCGCAGATCCCGCACGTCGTCACGAGCAGCGGCAGCGCCCAGTTCAGCACCTTCTTGCTGAACCGCTCCCCGTCCCGCACCTGTGCCGCCACCGTAATCAACAGACTCCGATAGTCGCCCAGTGGCGACTCGGCCACTCGCGCTTCCAGCGCACAGGCAATCTGATCATTGCTCCACGGAATCGACGCCCGCCAGATCGCATACCGGGCCGCAATGGCGTCCTCGGTCTGCGCGCCCGTCTGATGCCCACGGGCCTCTAGACGCCGACGGGTCTCTAGACTCCCCACGACATTTCCACGCTGTGCACGGGCGGCAGTATGCCACGTTTGATCGCGGGTTTGATCGCCTTCACCGTCTGCGCGAACGTCAGCGCCAGCGCGTCGGCATCATCGGGACTGTCAATGCCGCGCTTCTTCATGTCCTCTTTGCTTTCGAGCCAGATCCGTTGCTGCCGGTCCGGCCGCAGCCCCGGCCCCAGCAGGTCACTCTCCAGCCGCGGCGCCGTGTCAATCGCGCCGGTCAGCAGCCAATCCTTCAGTTCGCTCCACATATGGTCCCGCATATACCGCCGCTTGGGGTTCGGACTGTCCGACCCGAAGTTCACCTCCAGCACGTTCCGGTGCCCGAGTTCCCGCAGCCGCGTCCCGATGGCGCCCGCAATGCCCGCCGAATCGAGGAACAGCATCCGCACCGGGTGCCCGGCATAGGTGGTCGTCAGCACATCCGCCAGCCGGTTCGTCAGCACGCTGGGGTCCCGCGTCAGTTCCCCGGGAATGCGAATCGGCGGAATGCTCCGGGCATCCCGGCCGCGCCGGAACCGCACCACGTTGAAATCCGAGCCCCCCCACGCCAGATCACAGCCCGCAATGAGGGGTTCATCCGGCAGCACCGTCACGCTGCGCGTCTGCGCCGCACTCACCCGCTGCTGGTCGATGAACTGCGCGTCGGAGGCATTGGGGGGCAAGCCCAACACCCGGACCCGGAAGAAGTCCGAGTCCTCGCCGTAGTCCTGCGCCCACTCCGCAATCTGCTGCTTATTGGTGAAGCGCGACGTGCGGCTGTCCACCACCACGACGTGATAGCGGTGCCGCAGACTCCCGAAGCACGCCTGATAGAAGCTGCCGTTGGACCGCGTGCAGTTGCCAAAGAGGAACTGCATCGGCTCCCCGTCGGTCAGCCCGCCCTCCTCCACTTTGTGAATGACTTCGGGGACGCCCGCATCTTCGTCATTCAGGTAGAAGCTGGTGGAGTTCTTCGCGTGCTGTCCCGCGAACGATTCGGAGTTCTCCTCTTTGCTGCTCTGCGGCGCACAGAACCACGACGCCCGGAAGCCCTTCCGATACATCCGGTCGGCGTTGATTTCAAACCAGTGCGCCGTCCGGCACAGCTGCGTCCACCGCTGCACCGCCGCCCATGTCTTGGTCTGCAGCTGCGTGATGGTGTTCGCCGTGATGGTGCCCTGACAGTGCGGCCGCGTGGACATAATCCAGTCCACCAGCCACGCCGCCAGCGCACTGCCGCCGACCCCGTGGCCTTTGCTGACGGCGCCGCGAATCACCGGCACGGCCTCCACGCCCTGAAACTTCCGCGCTTTCACTTCCTGCCCGACCCAGCGCAGAAAGTCCCGCTGCCAGTCATCCGGCCCGGGCTCGTGTTCGAGCGCCGTCCCGGCTTCCTGCCACGGATACATCGCGTGCACGAACCCCAGCGGGTTGGCGTAGTACGCCGCCACCGCCTCATGCAGCAGCGTCTCGTAGGCCGCGGCGGACGGGGCCACGGGCATCAGCGCACCGCGAGTCCGCTCCACAGCCCGAGCAGGTTGAGCAAATACAAACACAGGGCAATCACGATCACGACCCGGATCACGACTTTGATCGGGGGGTCCATCGGGATGTAGGTTTCGATCAGGTAGAGCACGACGCCCAGAATCACGAGCACCAGCACGACGGTCACGAGTGTGGCGAGTGTCATTCGGTTACCTCAGTGCCTATCGGTATTCCTGCGGTCCCGACTCCGGCCACCGGGGCCGGTGCCACCGCCGCCTGTGTCTCCAGCGTCTCCACCCAGTCCGCAATCGCCGCCCGAGTCCACCGATGCTGATCATTCAGGTGCCCGATCACAATCGCCGGAGGCCAGCCGGGGCAGTCGGCACACACCGGACAGGAGACGCGGCGGACAAACAGCCACGGCCAGCCGCGATTGACGAGACTATAGGCGGCCGTGGAGAGGCCGCGGAGGCCCCGTGGCGCCGCCTGCGTGGCCTCCAGCGCCGCGCCGAGGGCACAGCGAGCCTCTCCCACCATCCCCGTCGGCCCGAAGCCCTGCGGGCTCAGGAGGGCTCCCAGCCGCATCGCCTCACTCAGGCGCATCGGTCGCCTCCTGTGTCGCCACCCAGTCGGCAATCGCCTCCCGGGTCCAGCGGTGGCGGTCGTTGAGGTGCGTGATCTGATTCTCATAGTGCCGATACCCGCAGGCGGGACACGGGACGTGCATCAGCGCCTCCAGCGGCGCCGCCCACGGCCGGAGATTCGGGCAGGGGTCCACCGGACGACCCTCGGCCAGACAGAGCGCTTCCCACGCCGCCCCCAGCGCACAGCTGCCGCCGTCGTCCCGGTACGCGCCGAAGGCCTGCGGCCGGAGCATCGCGCCTGCTCTGATCGCGTCACTCAAGCGCACGGCTTACTCCCAGAGCAGGAACAGCGCAATCAGCCCCGCGGTGCAGGCGACCGCAAACAGCGTCAGGGCGACCAGCTGCACGATCAGCCATCGGTCCTCAGTCGGATTGGGCGGCACGGGCACGACCGGCGAGGAGGGCGTGGATGAGGGTGTCGGTCCCCTGCACTTCGACCTTATCGGTGAGCAGGCCGTGGTGCCGGGCCGCGAGTTCGACGTACTTCCCGCGGTCGGCCAGTCGAATCTTCACGATGGTGTCGGTGTGGCCGTCGCCGCCATCGAGGTTGCGGCGCACGACATCGAGGCCGGTGATGGCCCATGCATCGGCTTCCGACCACTCGGAAATCGGCTTGACGCGGCCGTGGCTATCGAACAGGCGGCGGGGGTCGTACTGGGCGCCGCGGCGGATGGCCTCCACGGTGGATGCGGCGGTCAGCTGCGCATCGCGCAAGAGCAGTTCGCGGGTGGCGACCGTGACGGGGTTGCCGGAGCCCTTCGGGCGACCGGCGCCGGGGCGTCGTCCGCCTTTGCGTTTGTGGAGGTGGAGAGGCTTCCGGGCCATCGAGTATCAATCAATCAACCGAGAATCAATCCGCGGCAGTATACACCGGCTCATCGCCGCTGTCCGCTGATCA